CGATGATGGTATCAACATTGACACTATCGGCTCAAATTACAGGTAAAGTCGTGGATTCAAAGACAGGCAATGAGCTTATTGGGGCTAGTGTCTATCTTGAAGGTAACACACGAGGAACATCAACTAACGTATCAGGCGAATTTACTCTTGACGAAGAGGCTACAGGTAACGTTGTTGTTAGTTTCTTGGGTTACGAAACACTAACTATACCTGCACAAAATGATATGGGAACCATATCAATGACTACGACAGCACTTGGTCTTGACGAAGCTGCGGTTATCGTTAACGTTGTTGACTTTGCGAAAGTGAGGGAAACACCTGTTGCGGTATCAACTATTGGACCTGCTGAGATTGCATTGAAGACAGGTAACCAAGAATTCCCTGAAATTATGAATAGAACACCTGGTGTCTATGCTACAAAACAGGGCGGTGGTTACGGAGACTCCAGACTCTCTCTAAGAGGTTTTGACCAACGTAACACATCTTTCCTTATCAACGGTCAACCCGTTAACGATATGGAGAATGGATGGGTTTACTGGTCCAATTGGCAAGGTCTTACTGACGTTGCTTCAGGTATTCAAATCCAAAGAGGTTTGGGTTCTTCACGTTTGGCGGTTCCATCTGTTGGTGGTACCGTTTCTATTTCTACTAAGGCGGCAGAAAAAGAACAAGGAGGTTCTGTATCTGAGACTATTGGTAACAATGGATACAACAAAACAACTGTTAACTATAACACAGGTAAAAATGAAAACGGATGGGCGTCTTCATTCTTGTTGAGTAAGTGGGCCGGTAACGGTTACATTGATAACACAAGTGGTGAGGGATGGAACTACTTCGGTGCTGTTGGATATGCACCTGATGATTCCAAACACGCGTTGAACTTGTCTGTTATGGGTGCAGGACAATGGCACCACCAAAGAGACGTATGGCTTTCTATTCGTGACTACGACTACTTCGGTGACGGAGGTCAGGTACTTGACGATGGTGAACTCGATGTTACATGGAACTCTAACGGAGGTACATTGGACGGTGAAGAATTCTCTATGAGAAGAAACTTCTACAACAAACCACTCGCAACTTTCAACTGGGATTGGGATATCAATGAAAACTTAACATTGAATACATCTGTCTACGGTTCTGCAGGTCGTGGTGGAGGAACAGGTCCTCGTGGTAGAAACTATGATGTCCACCCTTACCAACAAGACTTATACTCATTCATGTATGAGGATAGTTTGACCCAATTCCGTAACTCTGATGGTACTGTTAACTTCGACGCAGTTGTTGATGATAACCAAGCAGGTGCAACACCACACGATGGTAGTGTAAACGGAAACTACGAAGGTGCTCTCATCGGTTCAAACCAATGGGGTATTGACGCAGACACATCAGGAACTATTTACACAGGTGGTGGTATGATTCGTAGAGCATCTATGAACTCACACAACTGGGTTGGTGCGATTTCTAACTTAACTTACAATAAAGATAAGTGGACAGCATCTGTTGGTTTAGACCTTCGTAAGTATAAGGGATATCACTACAGAGCGTTGAACAACCTTATGGGTTTTGATGCATACTACTCAGGTGGTAATAGAAATTCTAACGGGGGACAGATTGTAGAAACTACTATCGAAGCAAGTCCATTCAACAACACAGGACTAACAGGTCCTAAGATTGACTACTACAACGTAGGTAATGTCGGATGGGTAGGAGTTAACGGTCTTGTTGAATATAACGACAATGACCAATTAACTGCAGTTCTTCAAGCTGGAGTTTCAAACCAAGCTTATTCAAGAGAAGATTACTTCGACCAACCAGGTAATTCAATTTCTGAAACATCTAACCTAATGGGTGGATACGTTAAAGGTGGTGCTAACTACAACATCGACGAGAAGTCAAACGTGTTCGCAAACGCAGGTTTAATCTCACGTCAACCATTATTCGATGCGGTATTCCCAGGATATGCAAACAATATCAATGAAGACCTTGAGAACGAAGAAATCATGTCTTTGGAGTTGGGTTACGGATATACAACAGATGACTTGACGGTTAATGTTAATGCATACAACACAAATTGGGGTAACAGATTCATATCAAGAGGTGTACCTGTTGTTGTAAACGATTCAACAACTGTTGATGGTACAGCACAGTTCAGTGGTATTAACGTAGTACACAGAGGTCTTGAACTCGAAACTAAGTACAGACCAACTTCAGACCTCACCGTTACAGGTATGGTTTCATTGGGTGATTGGAGATACACAGATAACTTCGAAGCGGAGGTATTTGATGACCAAAACAACCCTGTTGAAGGACAACAGTTCACTCTCTATACTGAGGGTGCTAAAGTTGGTGACGCTGCTCAGGTAACTGCAAACTTAGGTTTGGATTACCGTGTAACTAAAGGTGTAAATGTAGACTTGGGATATAGATATGTTGATGGTCTTTATGCGGACTACTCAATCAACAGTTCATCATTCTTGTCTGAAGATAACCTAGGAGCGTTGAAGTTACCATCATACGGATTGGCAGACTTAGGTCTTACAACAAGATTCGATTTGTTGGGTAACAATGCAACATTCAGAGTTAACTGTAATAACTTGTTGAACACAACATACATTGCAGAGTCTAACACAAACATTCACACAGATGAAAATACTGAGTACACATGGAACGGTGTTGACTCACGTAACTTTGTTTGGTTCGGATTTGGAAGAACATGGAATGCGACTTTAAAGTACACATTCTAAGTTAATTATATAAAAAAAGTAAGAAAGGGATTCGTTTTTTCGAATCCCTTTTTTTATATTTGTAGAAATTATGAAAAAATTAATACATTGAAAAACAACATTTTAACACTTCTACTATTATTAGTAGTTACACCCAAAACATTTTCACAAGTATCTTTTTGGTGTAGCCAAGTATCCACCACGTATGAAATTATGGATAACCAATTAGTTTTAAAAGGTTATAATACTGTAAATATGGAAAATGCAACAGATACAACAACATTCGTTTTTAATATTAACAATGGACCCTATAATAATACTGACACATGTTTCACTTACCCAAATGATAGTGTTATTTTTAATGTAAATAAAAATGAAATCTTTAATATTTGTCACTATACATTAATCTATGCTGATTACCCAAATATTTTGTTCCATACCTGTCCTGTTAGTTGTGTAAATATGGTTTGGGACGGTATCGAGTTAAATGAAGTTAACGAGACTGTTAGTATCGAAGAAATTAACAATCTGTACGAAACCTCAAACAGTAAAATATATGATATGAATGGTAGGGAGTTAATAAATATTGAAAGTTTACCTTATGGTACAATATATATTAAAGGAGGTAAGAAATATTGTAACAATTAAAAGTTGACTTACTCACTTAATATTAATATTTTTTTTAAAAAAAACATGAGAATTAAATTAGAGTATATTTGGTTAGATGGATATGAACCCGAACCAAACCTTAGAAGTAAGGTAAAAATTATTAACTCACCAACCCATGAAGTAAATGGGAAAAAAGTACATGGAGTTGGTTTAATAGATTGCCCAGAATGGTCATTTGACGGCTCATCAACACAACAAGCTAAAGGACACTTTTCCGACTGTGTACTCAAACCGGTATCAATATACCCCAATCCGTTAAACAAAGGTATGTTGGATAGTTACTTGGTAATGTGTGAAGTCATGAATGCAGATGGAACACCACACGAAAGTAATACTAGAGGTTTAATTACTAATGAAGATGAAAATCTATGGTTTGGTTTTGAACAAGAATACACACTTATGAAGGACGGTAAACCAGTTGGATTCCCTAAAGACGGATTCCCTGAACCACAAGGTAAATATTATTGTGGTGTTGGTAAATCACAAGTTAGTGGAAGAAACTTTGTTGACTCACATTTGGAAAATTGTTTAATGGCTGGTATTGAAGTTACCGGTACTAATGCTGAGGTGATGTTAGGACAATGGGAATACCAAGTTTTCAGTAAAGGTAAGATTAAAGCAGGTGATGATTTGTGGATATCAAGATATATTCTACAACAAATGTCTGAAGAATATGATTATCATATTGAATTCCATCCAAAACCAGTATTAGGTGATTGGAATGGTTCAGGTCTACACTGTAATTTTTCAGATGTTAGAATGAGAGAAGATGGTGACAAAGAATATTATGAAAATATTTTTGAAGCTTTTGAGACTCGTCACTTAGAACATATAGAAAACTATGGTTCTAATAACGAACTAAGATTAACGGGTCTACATGAGACCCAAAACATCACTAAATTCAGTTGGGGTGTATCAGATAGGGGAGCTTCAATTAGAGTCCCTCTTGAGACCTCTAAAACGTGGAAAGGGTACTTAGAAGATAGAAGACCAGCGTCTAACGGAGACCCATATAAAATAACTAAAGTGATTAGTGATACTATTGATTTAGCTAAGAACAATGAAGTTCAATCACATGAAGTTGAAGAAGAACTTTCGTTAGGTTGAATACAGAAAACAATAAAGTTTACGATAGTGTCCCCGACGATGTATTAAAATTGTCGGAGGACATTATCGGTTTTAAACCATCTATACTTGAGACGGACTTTTACACCGTAGAATTATTACAATCAATACTTAAAACAAATAAAATAATATGGTCCAATAAATACTACAATGGACTAACCACTATTTATAATAACGGATTAATAGAATTTGATAATAAAATACTTTTTTATTTCGTAAAAAAAATAGATGAAAATATATATAAATTATTCTGTTTGTCTAAAGAAGACTCAACAGACAGTATAATATTTTACTTAAATAAATTTAAGAAATATAAAACAATATCATGAAATTAACAACTGAAGAATTACAACAAAAAATTGACAGCGGAGAAAAGTTTATAGTAGACTTGTACGCGGATTGGTGTGGACCATGTAGGATGATTGGCCCGATAGTGGAAAAGGTCGCTAAACAACTCAAAGAAGAAGGTAGTGAAGTTAACGTATATAAATTTGACATAGAACAAAACAAGGAAATGGCTGTTAGTTTAGGGGTACGTTCAATACCGGCAATTAAAGGTTTTAATGGGGGTGAAAATGTAACAAATAAAATAGGAGTAATAACTGAAGCACAGTTACTTGATATGGTAAAAGAAGTATTGTGATGAAGTTTGCTATTCTATATACCATGAACGGATGTCCTCATTGTGATAATTTAAAAAAGATTATATATGAGGAAGATATTGATGTTGACATAAGGAATATTGATGACCACGAGGAGGAGTATAAACAATTTGTTGAAGCCACAGGTAGTGAGTTTTTACCGGCGTTTACTTTGGTAGAAACTAAAGATGATGGAAAACACGATATAATTCTAAACGTACCTGACGAACAGTTTAATACTGTTGAAGAAGCTGCAAAAAAAATCAAAGGGTTTTTATCAGAATAATATCATTTCTGAAGTTTTATCTCTTTTCATCCAACACTTATCTTTAGAAAGGATTTCCATGTTAAAATCATAATCCTCTAAAGATAAGTGTTTTTTTACGTGAGAATAATTAAAATCAAATAAGTCTAATATCAAAGATTTAATCCATTCAATATTAGCTATATTACTTTCACTTTTAATTTCAAAAGACATGGTTTCCCAATTCAAATTATTTATATCGCCACTATAAAAAAGATTAAAATTAATATCCTTACAAATTTGTTTTTCGAATAAATTATATGCAATGTATTTTAGATATAACACATATGATTTAGAACTCATTAGATTTCTACCAAAATAATCATCAGAAAAACTAGGTTTATATGATTTAGTTAATATTCCGTGGTAATCCTTAAACTCAGGTATTTCCACTAAACGGTCATAAATTTTATAGTTACTGTGTTTTATTACTGAGTTATTATGTTTAAATTCATAATACCCGATTAAAGGGAACACATCAATTATAGGAAGACTCGTTAAATCCTGATTGAATGAGATATTAATATCTATAAGTTCATTATCAGGTTTTGAATTGTATGTAATTAAATCTATAACATTGAAATTCTTATCTACCTCACATAGCTCATCTAAAAAAGTTTTAAATAGTTTAGAGTAATTTAAAGGATTTTGAATAGTCGTATCACCTCTTAAAACAATGAATTGAGATAAATCACATAGAACTAAATTACTAATATGACCTTTATCAATAATATTAAACTCTTTTATTATTTCGTTTACTAAAAGATTACACAAATTTGTACCATATAACTCACTTTCCATATTAATATTTTTTTAAATTATAGGTGTAAAAAAATATACAATAAACAAAAAAAGAGTCTTAAAAGACTCTTTTATTGGATAACTTAAAAAAATAAGTATTACTGTTTTTTCTTGTAGTATTTCTCAACAGTTTTGGTTACGGCTTCTTGTACTGCTTGAGTATTTGTTTGTGATTGAGTCTGAGCCGCTTGTTGAGCTTGCTGAGCCTTCTTTTTACATCCACATCCCATGATTGATATTTTTTTAGATAGGTTTATTATTCATTATATAAATAGTCCACGAGTAGATTATTTCTATAATCTTTAATATTTATCATAAAAGTAGAACAATATGAATCTTAGTAAAGTTTTGTTAGAGGGTAGGAAAGATGAATTCTTATCAAAATATAGAGATAAGTTTAGTGATGAAGATGTTAAAAAAATATTTCTATTGTCAAGAGAACTCGCATCCAACCAGAAGTTCTTAAACTTTTTAGGTAAAGTTATTTCACCAAAATCGTTAAATGATGATTTAATTAAAGCCAAAATCGCAATTGAAAAATTTATAAAGTTTCAAAAAAACTTAGAAATAAAAGATATTAACCAATATGAGTCTTTAAAGGATATTGTAGATGCTATTGAAAAACACGAAAACAAAGTAAGGAGAGACGTAAAACAGATTGAGGGAGCAGATGTCGTATATGAAGACGATAGGTTCACCGTCATAATACCAAAGACACATGAGGCTAGTTGTTACTATGGTGCGGGTAGTAAATGGTGTACCGCAGCTAAGAGTAGCGATGCACACTTTATGTCTTACAATAGAGATGGTAAATTATTTTATTTTTTAGATAAAAAAGCTAAATCAGGTAGTAGGTTCTATAAAGTCGCTATGTTACAAAAATATGACGGAAAACAAATTTTCTATGATGCACCTGATAATTCATTTAAAGTAGGATGGATTTTAGGAACACCTGAATTTGATAAGATTAATAATGTGATACAAAGATATATGTCAACAAAATATGCTGATGATATTGAACTATTTAAGGACGAAATTAAAGCGAAACAAGAATTACAAAGACGAGCAGAAAGAGACGAGAGAATAAGGAGAGAAAGGTTGTTAAGACAGATGGATGATATTAGAGAAAGAGACGCATGGAATCCCGAAGTCAATGAGTTAGATGATACAGGAAGAAAGGCCAATGCAGTAATGAGTGGATTAAGAAATGAGTGGTTAGTAAATGAAATTGGTGAAGATGAGGATGTATATAATTTAATACCAGAAACAGAATCATTTTATCCTGGTGAAATTATGGCGTTTAAATGGATGGGAGAGAATGAAACTGACAGTGAATATATTGTAGGTGAATGGGATGATGTTTATGGATTAGCTAAAATGAGAGTTACAGAATTAGTTGATGATATGGGATTGAGAGAATCATTTAATGATGATTTCTTAATGAATCATTTAGATGTTGATGAGGTTGTGAGATATTTTGAATCTTGGTATGATGATTATATAAGAGATGAATGGGAAGATGTTTTCGAGTCAGAAGATTTACCTTTATCGGATGAACAAAAGAAAAGATATGAGGAGTTAGACCAAGAGATAGAAGAACTTTATAGAAAGACTAGAGACACGGACTCACACCCATATAGTAGTGATGAAAGGGGTGAGGTTTATGACAAAATAGAAGAGTTGGAAGAAGAGAGAGACGAGATAGTAGAAAACCCTGAGGGAGAACCCACAGAAGAAATGATAGAAGAAAAAGTTAGTTATTATTTAGATGATGTTCGTAGAAATCCACAAAATTATATTCATGAATATGACTTAGATTTAGAAAGTTTTATAGACAAAGAAGGTGTTATTGAAGATGCTGTAGATATGGATGGTGTTGGTCATAATATATCACATTATGACGGTGTAGAATATGACATTAGAATTGACGGTGTTGAATACTATGTTTTCCGTGTGGACTAATTGATTATCTAAAAGTTTTTTTTATTCTTAAGGTATAATATTTAATTATGAAATTACCTTTAGATTGGATTTTACAAGAACCTATAGATATGGAACATAAAGAATATGTTTTATTAGACTATATTTCTAAAATAAATAAGGAGTTAGACACCTTTCATTTATACCCGACATTCCAAGAATTAACATTACATTTAGCTAACTTGAACTCTATTTCAGGTAAATTAAAAAGAATTCACTTAAAAAATGAACCTGAAGATGTTGATGATGAAATACTATTAGCTAATATTGTTTATAAAGAACTTTCAGGATTTGAGTCTAAAGAATTAAAAGAGATAATTAAAATATCTAAAGACGCTAACGACAGACTGAAAGACTACTTTTTAATCGCCAAATCTATATGGTCTATTGTATTTGAATCAGTTTTAATACAAAACACGAATAAAGATTTCAAATTCACGAAAAAAAATTCAACAAAGGGTTATCTAAGGTTTGATTATAAAGGTGAAAAGTTTTTATATAAATTCAACATAAGAAAGATACATCCCAAGTATGATGAAAGAAAATGTGTATTCACTTTAATTGAAAGAGGTGAAGAAATAAAAAAGAAACTTACTAAACGTTCATTAGTTTTTGAGGCGAAGTTTGACAGTGAATTTCCATTAGAGGGTTGCTTACTCTCAATTATAAAGAGAAAAGTAATTAATTACATTACACAGACTATCAAGTTAGATAATTTGAAAGAAATAAATGTCAAAGAAAAGTAGATATCCCGACCACATTGTGTGGGATGAGGAGAACGAGAAGTTTCACGCAAACATCTTACCTTACGCTTCAAGTATATCAGGACCAAAGATTGAGATTGACGATATTGACTTGTTTAAGCAACAAGGTGCAAACAAACTACAGAAAATATTCAAATCAGAATTTGAACAAATCGTAGAAAAGTACAATAAATTAGTTGATGAAGTAAACCTAAACGATGTGATATACAACTCAACATATTCCTTTGAACCTGTTGTTGGTAACATATATCATTTATACTATGGAAATAACAAAGAAAAGTTCTTATCTTTAATTTCACCAAACGAATGGGATAAAGAACACATAGTATCAGTAAAACTTAATTCAGATTTAAAATGGGTTTCAATAAACGATTTATAACGAAAGAAATAATTGAAATTACTGAGGACAATTATATGGAAAACTTGTTCAACTCAGACGCACTAATTTTTGGTGATGACTGGTCACACGAGTTCTACAAAATGTTCACAGACAAAAAACCAATAAATGAAATAAAAGAAAATCTTAAACATTATGAAAACAATTAAGAGAAATAGTGAGATAAAGAGAGTCTCAGATAAAGAGGCCATACACCTTGTTAAGTTCGGATGGGAATACTGCCCTAAAAACCTTTGGAAAGAAGGTAAAAATAAAAAACCTGTTAATGATTTAAATACTGAAACTGACGCTATGTCAGATAAGAAAAAGAGAAAGTTGAGGAAGGAAAATAAAAGAAAAAAATACGAAACTAAATAATATGAGTATTTTTAAAAATATAAAATTAAAAAGACTAAATAAAAAAAGGGATAAATTATTTGAATTATCTTATAAGTACGGAAGTATTGATAGAAAAAAGTCTGATGAATATTATAGTCAGGCAGTTTTAATTGAAGAAGAAATAAAAAATTTATTAGAAAAATGAAAGAACATGTGAATCATCCTTCTCACTACGGAGGTGAAGACAATCCTTATGAGGTTGTTAAAGTCGCTGAAGCATGGGGAATTGATAAAGATGCGTACCTATTTAATGTTTTAAAATACATTGGACGTAGTGGAAAAAAAGATGACAACCCACCTTTACAAGACTTAGAAAAGGCTTTATGGTACTTAAATAGAAGAATAGAAAATATAAAACATGAACACAAAAACAAACACGATTTATACCTCAGACTCTATCGAGAAGATGGAGAAGATGGAGGAAGGGACGATTGATTTAATTGTTACATCTCCACCATATGGTGTTGGAATCGAATACGATAGTTGGGATGATGATAAATACTTTGAAGAGTATAAGGTATTTGCGAAAGAATGGATGTCACAGGCATATCGTGTATTGAAAGATGACGGTAGAATTGCTATTAATATTCCATACGAAATTAATCGTCAGGATAAAGGTGGTAGAATATATTTTTCCGCTGAGATGTGGATGATTATGAAAGAAATTGGATTTGGTTTCTTTGGTATTGTAGACCTTGAAGAGAGTTCACCACACAGAAGTAAGACAACTGCTTGGGGAAGTTGGATGAGTCCGTCTTCACCATATATTTATAATCCTAAGGAGTGTGTAATATTAGCCTATAAAAAGTTACATAAAAAGAAAGTGAAAGGAACACCACAATGGAAAGGGGAGTACCAAATGGTGGAAGACACTAAAAAAGGTGGGATGAGAAAGAAACTTGTTTACGAAGATAAAGACAAGAAAGATTTTATGTCATTAGTTTTTGGACAGTGGAATTACTTTGCCGATACCAAACAAAAAACAAAGGCGACATTCTCTTTAGATATACCGTACAGAGCGATTAAAATACTTTCATATAAAGAAGACATAATACTCGACCCATTCAATGGGTCAGGTACAACTTGTTTAGCTGCCGAAATGTTAGGTAGAAAATGGATAGGAATTGATATCTCAAAAAACTATTGTGAAGTTGCTAAACAAAGAATTAAAGATTATCAGTTGGAACAACAACAACTTAAAATACAGGTTGATGAATTAACAAATTAAAAAAAATGGTTTATTACGAAACTACTGAGCAATTAATGACCCTTGCGAAGGAAAGAGGAATGAAAACCACCAAAGAAGGTTTATTGTATTTTAATACAGGTAAATTTACGGGTAGGTCACCTAAAGACAGATATTTTTCTGAAGGGGAATATGCCAATAAAACAATCGACTTTGAAAGAGTTATAAATAAAAAAGTAAAAAGAGAAAGTTACACTTTACTCAAAGATGAGTTAAAAGGGTATCTTGAGAATGAAAAGACATTTAGAAGTAGAAAAGTAG